TCAAGACTTGAACGCCTACCATAGTGTAGATGCTGAAGCTGAGTTAACTTCAATGTTGTCTGAATACATCTCAATGGAAATCGATTTAGAAATCCTTGATATGCTTATTTCTGATGCAGTGACTCAAGACTATTGGTCAGTAACTCCGGGTGAAGACTATAATGGTAGTGGTAATGGTGAAGGTGCTTGGGGTATTACAACATTCTATGGTACACGTTTCGAATGGTGGCAGACATTGGTTCAGAAGATACAGAAAGTATCTAATGAAATTCATAAACTGACACTTCGTGGTGGTGCTAATTTTGCTGTTGTATCTCCAAAGGTTGCTACTATCCTAGAATCACTTCCAGGATACATGAGTAATACCGATGGTAATAAAGCAAACTTCGCAATGGGTGTACAGAGTATTGGTTCAATACAGAATAGATGGACTGTTTATAAGAATCCTTATATGACAGAAAATCAGATTCTTATTGGTTTCAGAGGAAGTAATTTCTTAGAAACTGGTGCTGTTTACGCTCCATATGTACCACTGATCATGACTCCTCTTGTATACGATCCATCTGACTTTACTCCACGTAAAGGTGTGATGACTCGTTATGCTAAGAAGATGATTAGACCAGAGTTCTATGCTAAGATTGCTATTAAGGACCTTAACTTAATATAAGTTAAACTTTAATTAAATCGTTGAAAAACCCTTCATTAATTTGAGGGGTTTTTCTTTTGTAGTGATATTTATATATGAACTGATTAGAGTAGTCACTAAACATAATCAGTATAAAAAAATTAAAACCAAGAGAGTAGTGACTCAACATTTTGGAGAAGTAAAATGGCAAAAAGAGGATATAGAGGAAAACATCCTAATAACGATATGAAAGTAGCTTCTGGTGAAAATGCACCGGCTAATCTAGATAAACTTACAAAAGAATATAATAAAACTGGTGTAAAGAATAAGTATGACTATATAAAAAGTCATGATGGATTTAATCCAGTAGCGGCTGGATCAGTAACATTTCCAACAAATACTGCTGCAACTGTCACTAAAACAATTACTATTATTTCAACAGATGGTACATCAGTAGCATATGCAGCAACTGCGTCTGAAGACACCGAAGCCAATCAGTATCTTTTAACTGCTGGTCATGCAAGTCAACGAACTTCTTTAATTGCGTGCGTTAATGCAGTTGAAGGGCATGGTGGTAAAATACTTGCAACTGCCGGTGCTGCTAATGGTGAAGTAATTTTAACACAAGTTGAGCCCGGACCACATGGTAATACAACTATTACTTGTCAGGCTGAATCTCAAGGTACTGCTGTTAATTTTACTAACGGTTAAACCTAACAATAAAATAGTAAATAAGGGTGGGATTTATCTCACCCTTTTTTGTTTATTTAGATATTTATATATGAACAATATTACCCTAAATGGAGAATTTTAAACATGCCAAAATCACAATATATTTATTCTGATCCAACCATCAGCACATCGGCTAAAGGTGATACGCCTTATGCTATATATGATAATGATACCTCCTTTGTATCTGAATCAGTTGATGTAGCAAAATATGTATCAAGAAAACTTGGACATCCAGTTATGCAATTGGAGTTCAATAGTTCTTCTATATACGCCTGTTTTGAAGAAGCAACCTCTGATTATTCACAATATATAAATCAATATAATGTGAAAAATTGGTTGTGGGATAACTATGGTACTACAGATAGAGTAAGTGGTTCTGGGTATAGTAATGATGGTACATCATCCAGAATGGGAGCTGGTACAACAGAACCAACTCATCCAAGATTAGGTATGGCATTTGCTTTAGCAGAACAATATGGTGAGGCTGTAGGTATAGGTGGTAGTACAGATATGTATTCTGGTTCAGTTAGTTTAGTTGATGGTCAACAAGTTTATGATTTAGAAAGTGGTGCATCATTAGAAAAAACTGGTGATAGATTAGAAATTCATAGAGTATTTAATTATGGACCAGCTGCAATATCAAAATTTTATGATCCATTTGCTGGTTCATTTGGTTCACAGAATATGTTAGATGAAATAGGTATGAGTAATGTATCTCCTGCAGTAACATTTACTATGAACGCACTCCACCATGACATATCAAGGGCTAATGCTATCGAAAATAGTGATAAAATTAGAAAATCAGCATATTCGTTTGAGTTAATAAACAATAAATTAAGAATTTTTCCAATACCCAAATCAACTGATGTTGGTGATAAAGTTTATTTTCAGTATTATATACGGAGTGAAAAAACTGCAAATACCGAAACACATACAATAAATAAAGTAAGTGATCCATCCAATGTACCATACCAGTTTATAACTTATAATGAAATAAATGCTGGTGGCAGACAATGGATACGAAGATATTGTTTAGCATTATCAAAAGAATTATTAGGAATTATAAGAAGTAAATATGCTTCAATGCCACTTCCAAATGGTGATGTTAGTTTGGATGGTGAAGGTTTAAAGGCAGAAGGAAGAGAAGAAAAAGCAAATCTATTAGAGGAGTTAAAAGAATTTTTAGAATCGGTTTCATTAAGTGAGCGGGCTAGACAAGAGCAAGAACAAGCAGAAGCTAATCAAGTGGTGTTATCTAAAGCTCCACTTGGTATATACATAGGATAATTAAATGTCAAGAACAAGTCCATTTTTCATACCTCAAAAAGAGATTGATTTAATTGATTCAATGAATGAAGAGTTGATTGATGAAATTATAGGTCAATCGGTAGATATTTATAAAGTTAGTATTGATAATACTAATGAAAATATTTATGGTGAATCAACAACAAAATATTATGAGGTTGGGTTCAGAGTTAATTGTTTAATTTTAAAGAATGAGGCTGAAATAACACAAGATGAATTTGGTGCTGATGAAAACCAGGATATAGAGATGTATTTTCAAAGAAATAATTTATCAAGTGGTTCATTAAATTTTTATCCTGAAATGGGTGATATAGTAGATTGGAACAACCATTATTGGGAAATAAATGGAACAACTGAACCACAATTGATTGCTGGTCATCCTGGATATAAACATAGTATTACGGCAACTGCTCATAGAGCAAGACTTAGTTCATTACAGATAGAAGAGAGACCAAGATAATGGCAATACAACAAATAACATTTAAAAAAATAACAAAGTTTAATGTAGAAGATCCAAACTATAAACCATTACCAACACCAGAACCTGAAGCGGTAAATGGTAATCTTAAAGATGATGAAGATATATATGGTGAAAAAGTACATACATATCAACCAGATAATGGTAATCTTCAAATGAGTGAATTTATGACTGGTGTGTTAAATAAATTAGATGGTTTAACAACATTAAATCCAGAGATAGTTGGGAAAAATAGAGCTATTGAGGTAGATATAAAGAGAGAGATTGCTATAGGTAAACTTGATACAAATGCTGTTAAATCTGAAGAGATTAAAGGTAAAGTTATGAATAAGAAAGATAAACTTAAAGCTTTACGAAGAAGGAATAAAAAATAATGGCAATTAAACCAATAACAGACAGACAATTAGTTGATGCAAGTACAGTAAACAGAGAAGCACAAACATCACAACGAAATATGAATACTCGTGGTGGTGGTAATGAAGCTCAAACCATAGTTCCAGGTATAGATTTGAGTAAACAATATTCTATAACTCTTAAAGATATTGATACTTCTATTATTAAATACGTTAAAAATGTAATCAAACCTTCAGTTAGAGAAGCAAATGAGAGAGTAAAAGTTCCAGTAATGTATGGAAATGAAGAAAGATGGAAGGCAGTTAGAAAAAGAGGTGTGTTACGAGATAAAAATAAGGCATTGATACTACCATTAATTATGTTGAAAAGGGTATCAGTTGAAAAAAGTGATGCAATTCCAGGATATGAACACGATATCAGAAGAAAATATACAGATATTGTTCGTAATACTGGATGGTCAAAAGATAATAGGTATTCAAAATTTGCTATGCAGATTGGTGATTTACCTGTATATGAAAACTTAGTTACAAGCATACCAAATTTTGTAAATATTTCATATGAATTCGTACTATGGACAAATTTTATAGAACAAATGAATCCATTGATTGAAGCTTTTATGGAGTATGATAAAACATACTGGGGTGATAAGGATACATATAGATTTTGTTCTTATTTAGATTCAGTAAGTGATGCATCGGAAATGGATGCAAGGGGTGAAAGATTTATTAAATCAACATTTTCAGTTACAACAAAGGGTTATTTACTACCAGAAGAAACAAATTCAATTGTTACGGGTAAAGTAAGTCAAGTTCAAAGAAGACTTTCTCCAGCTAAAGTTATTTTTGGTATGGAAAGTGATGCAACAGATGAACAAGTAGGAAAAAAATAAAAAAAAATTGTCGTTTTTAACTAAAACTATATATATATATATGTAAGTATTTTATATTAAAAACAACTAAAAAGAGGTTATAACAATGGCAGACGCAGTAACATTCACAAAAGATGAAATGAAATCAATTAAAGAAATTCAACAAACTTATAATACTGTTTCAAATACTTTTGGTCAGGTAAGTGTTAATAGGATTAGAGTAGATCAGCAATTAGCTGAATTGGATGCAGCAGAAGATAGACTTAAATCTGATCTTGCAAACAATCAAACTCGTGAAAGAGAATTTGTTGAGGTAATTAATAAAAAATAT